AAGCAGTGGTATCAACTCAGAGTACTGTTTGAAAATGGTACGGCAGGAAATCTGTCGCTGTCCACTTTCATCCTTCTGCTGAAGGTTGTCGGTCAGATCAATTCTCTGGATGACTTGCTGCCTGAGTTGCCGGAGTCACCCTATCTTATCCGTAAGGATGAGAAGAAGGCACAACGAATCAGACACTCTAAACAATAAGCAGATATGATCAAATCATTAAGGGTAATTCTTTGGGATGAAGAGATTGGAAGACTGGCATGGGATGAACGGCGCAGGTTGTCTTATTTCATGTATAATCCAGAGTTTGTTAAGAAGGGACTGAATATTTCTCCTTTGGTTGCACCAGTAAATGGAACAAGAGAACTTACGCCTGTTTGGGGTGAGGATGCCAAGATCTATCAGAAGTTGCCAGCCTTTATTGCTGACTCCTTACCTGATGCCTGGGGGAATCAACTGTTTGACCTATGGCGCCAACAGAACCATCTGGCCAATGCAGATATAACTCCTCTTGATAAGCTCTCATTCATAGGAAAACGAGGTATGGGTGCCTTGGAGTTCCTTCCAGAGACATCGAGAGAGCGTAGGGCTGAGAAGATAGACTTGAAATCGTTGGTTGACTTAGCAGAACACATCTTTATGGAAAGAGAAAATGCTCGCATCATGCCTGAAGAATCCATCACCATGCAGTCGTTACTGACTGTTGGTACATCGGCTGGTGGCAGACAACCTAAGGCTATCATTGCTCTCAATCGCAAAAACGGTGAGATACGCAGTGGTCAGATTTCAGACTTGAAAGACTACGATTACTATTTACTGAAGTTTGGTAATTCGCAGTATAGCTCTGCAGAACTTGAGATGACCTATTATGAACTGGCCACAACTGCAGGAATCAACATGATGCCATCAGAGTTATATCCTGTTGAAGGCAACAATCATTTTATGACCAAACGTTTTGATCGTGATGGCGGTAAGAAAGTCTATACGCAGACGTTGGCTGCTATCTATCCAGATGCAGACAGTTATGAGCAGTTGATCGTAGTTTGCAGAAAACTCCATTTGCCTGAGTCTGATTGTCAGGAGGTGTTCCGTCGCATGGTATTCAATATATTGGCCAACAATACTGATGACCATAATAAGAACTTCTCGTTCATCATGAATGAAGATGGAAACTGGCGACTATCGCCTGCTTATGACATTACTTATATAATAGATCATGGTGGCTTCTTGCCAAACGAAGATCATTGCCTGTATATTAGGGCAAAGCTCCGGAACATTACCCGTGATGATGCTATCCAGTTCGCACGTGACAATGGCATACGCAGACCAGACGCGATCATCCGAGATATTGCTGGTTCATTGAAACAATTCCGCAAGATAGCCACAAAATATGGTGTTACAGAAAAATGGATCGGCAGAGTTGAGACAACGATCATTGGTCATCTGAAAGAGTGGGGTGAATGGACGAAGCAGCGAGAGCAAAGCGATGCTTGCATCGGCTTTGCCGAGTTGCGACCGACATGGACCGAAGGTCAATGTGAAGAACAAGCGGATATGCCTGCTATAGCCATCAACGGTCATGCTATCTCGAATATCCATATTGAACAGGCATACAAAGGCAATTTTCATCTGCTTGCTAATATTGATGGCATAGAACGTAAGTTTGTCATTGGCAGGAACAAGGAAGAGTTCTTACTGATAGAGAAGACCGGATTAGCAAATCTGACGGCCGGCCAACTAAAGGCAATGGTCAGGAAATATTTTAAACTCTATCTATGAACTTTTATCAAATGCACTTATCCTATAGAGAAGATATTCTAATTTCAAAACGAGTAGTTATTAAGATTTAATGTTCATTGCGAAAAATATGCTTGCCGCCCTGCAAAGCAGTATCTTGAGAATATTTACGGTTTCACTGTGAACATTCTCGAAAGACCTCTTTGCACCTGTCCATAGGGATACGGACAGGCTTCGGGAGAGTGGCTTAGGCATTCTATGGAGGCTTTGCCCACCATACTCCCAAACGGAAACGGTACATCTGTATCGGTATGTTCATCCGACACCTCCCGTTTGTCCTTTCCGTTCATGACGATGTCATCACTCCAAGCCCTGCACTGGGAGGTAGCCGATTTCCTACCCATACAGCAGAACTGTTTCCTTTAAAGCCGAATATCCGCCAAGCTGATATTCCTGCGGTTCTTGCTTTAAGCCAGAACCGCAGCTCTGGGACAGAAGATGGAACATTATTTTGTTGCAAGAATGTTTTATTTTCTTTTAAAACTATAAGGGAAATAGCACGATGGCTTTCCTGCCATCAAGTATTAATTACGGCAAGACATAGTTCGTCTACCTATTTCCTAAAGTTTGCAAAAGGATGAGGGCTTTAATTTTTTCTTTTTCAAAGATTAGAACTTACATTTTATTCAAATATTTCTTTTAACCGATTAGCTTCTTTCATCAGCTTTTTCGGATTATTCTGTTTGAGTTTATTCAAATTCAAAAGTTTCCATTTTACAGACGGATAGTCTGCAAATTCTTCATAGTCTGATTCTTTCCATTTTGGATTTCCTTGCTCAAATGATATTAGAAAATGCTTGTCCTCTTCAGTTATGATATTTTTGATATCTTCTATCAGTTTTTGTCTCGTCTTTTTATAGTCCTCATAAGTAAAATCTAAGTCGGACATACCTGTAAACTGTTTCTCCATGGCTTCTTCCTGGTCTATCAGGCTTGGAGCAAAGGACTCGTATATAGGCCTGTCACTGCCTAGGAGGCAGAAAATAAACCCATATTTGGCTTCTGCCAAAGAAATACTCATGTGACTGATATCAAACATGTCGCGTGGATGCTGTCGTGATAAAGCAGCTGCAATCTTACCTCCATAAAGCAGTGTGAGAGGCACTATTCTCGCCTCGACTTCCATCTCAAACATATCCTGAGCTTTTGTACATAACGGCATTATTACGGTTTTTCCTCCAATGATACCGCGCTTGGTTTGGTTAACTTCTATTTTTACCTGGCAGCCATGGTATTCACATGTCAACTTGCATATATCCAGTCGTGGGATCACTCTCACACCTTTCAAAAGTTCCGTTATTCTGGAACTGATCCTCTCTAAGGCTTCATTGATATGTTTTATGCTTGATGTCCTATCTTCCAACGGAATGTAGGTAATATCTATATCCACAGAAAGTCTATAAAGATTGTTTACAAACAGGTTGATGGCAGTTCCACCGTGTATGGCAAAACATCCCTCATCTGTAATGATCGGAAGAATCCGAAGGAGCAATCGTACTTTGTCTTTATATATGCTATTCATAATCTGCTAATTCTTTTGATATGATAATATTGTACTTTGAAACTTTTATTCCACCTTTGGTAAGGCTTCGAGGACCACTTCCCAAGGTAACATTTGACAAATCCAAACGTTTGAACCATGCATGCTTTGCCTTTTCTGCCATGTATAAGAATAGGCGTTTTACCTTAATGGAGGAACATTCCTCTAATAGTTCCGTTACCATATTGGCCCGTAATGCAGTTAGCATTTCCATCAGATAATACACATCCATAAAATCGTAGTATTCGGGAGCAAGTAACAGACATTCCATGATAGCAAGTTCGGGAGTAGAGACCTGTAATGTTACGCCTTCGTATTTCACTTGTGTCACTCCTATATTTCCATCGAACGTCTTGGTGGAAAATTCTCTTAGTGTTCGTTCCCATGTGTAAGATGTTATCCATTTGGGAAGGCGGTGATTAAATGGTGTGAACACGTAAGTCTGTGGCTTTCCGATAGCGACATAATGGGTGAAACCATGAATTTCCAGTGCTGCAGAAGCACCTATGCGATAATTTCCTTCCATTTGTTTTTCATAGGATGCTAATGCACCATAAAGCGTAGGTGTGTCATTACTAAACTTATATATTCCTGTGGATATACGCTTTAACCAACCAGACTTCACATATTTTCCCTGCTCTGCCCGACTAAGTCCCTGACTCTCTAGCCACGATGTGTTCATCACACCGGTTGGCAGGGATAGCTTCATGATCCTGTTTATTTTTGTTGCCATTCTGTAATAAATATGATTGCAAATTTAAGTATAAAATAAACTGTATCCAAATTTATGTATTTATTTCTGCAATTTTCAGATCGAAATTTATCTAAATAGTTTATTTTTTAGGCGAATTTGCAGTATTTTTGTTTGCAAATATCAAGGTAGAATAAATCTTTAGGCATAAGAGATATCGTTTCTGTGACTATAAAGCTGATTCCTTATCATATATCATTCTACTGCTTATTCACGAATTATCAAGTATCATACTTAAAAAAGAATAAGAAATAATTGAGTCTTTCTTTTATATTATGCCTTTATATTGTATTTATCCATGTGTGACTTCTTACATTTTTACTTCTTTTGGAATGGCTATGGATCTATTATATGTTATTACAAGTTGTGGAAAATATCCTTTCTGACATAACTAGCGATTCCTGATGTTAATTTTATGGTTAATTGTAAAATAATAAGATCAAATAAATGACTAAGTTTAGATGAAATAGAATAGTTAAATTATGGGGGTTAGAAATGTTAATTAATCCACTTCTTTGAAAATGCAAATATTGTTAAAACTGAGATATGTAAAAGATTTCATAGCACTTGAACGCCTTTAAAGATAAACTCATTGCTCAGTTTTTTATCCCATAAATAGAAGAAAATATGTATTATTAAAAAACATTTAGGATATTCTACTATAGAATAAAATTTATAACCTAATATTAGGATATTTAGAAATTTGTATTTTTTCTTGTTTTCACAGTTATTCACTACTTAGCATTCTATCAATATCTTTCTGAAAATACATGTTTTTCCCACCTATCTTTAGGATATTAATTAGTCCAGCTTGTGCCCATCTCTTCAGTGTTCTAGAACAGATATGTAATTGATCTGCTGCTTCAGATTGTGTGATTATCTTATCTTGCCTGTCTTCTTTGATGATGGCAATTAAATCTTTATGATGTTTCTCTATTAAGTCTTCAGCAAAGTCATTCAGCTGTTTGGCCGTGAGAACTATCATCTGTTCTTCTTTCTCTTTAACAAGTTCTTTGATTTCCATGATTATTCTTTTTTGTTTCTGTCTGTCTTAAAGTTAATAAAATTCAGGGAGGTGGGCAAACGTTTTGTTTTTCTTAGATAAACATAAAAAAGCCAACTTATCTGGCTGGCTTTGAGTAAATCTGATAAAAATTGCTATTTGTGTTGGCTGTCGAGTAGACTGACCAATTCCATCTTCATACTCATATCAATGTCTCTGTATCGGTTAAATGCCTTAGAACCTTCGACATGTCCAGACAATTTTCCGATAAGATTTGGGTCTTTTACTTGTCGGTAGAGATTTCCAATGAAAGTCCGTCGAGCCATGTGTGAGGATGCAACTTCATTCAATGGCTTCATTTCATATTCGCCTGATACAGCATTCAATACGGGTACTTCACGAGTAATTCCACAGAGGGTGAAAATGGTTTTTATATCATTGTTGTATCTCTGAGCAGAGATAAATGGGAGTAGCTTTCCATGGTTATCTTTACAGCCTATATATCTGTTAACAATGTTTTTAGCTAGTGTATTAAGTGGTACGGATACTTTGGTTGACAGGATGTTATCCTTAGTCTTGTGAGGAACGTATGTTAATACTTCGTTATTGATGTTGCTAGGGGTAAAGGAGAGCAAATCGCCAACTCTACAGCCTACAACACACTGAAAGATGAAGACGTCGCGTTGTTGGATAAGCCGGATAATAGTATGATCGCTTATATGTTTGCTGATATGTTTTTTCTCTTCTGTAGAGAGAAGATCCCATTTCGCCTTTATATCTGTTTCAGCTATGATATCACGCTCTTCAAGGTTAATATAGTATGGTTTTCCGTCATGAGTCTCACCGATAGTAAATCTGTCAAAAGGATCTTTCTTTATTAAGTCTTCTACTAGGCACCATTTGATAAAGGTACGAAGTCGTTTCATATATCGAATAACAGTGTTATAACCTCTCTTTTTGATGATTCTGTGTTCGGGAAATAGCTTATATATACCTTGAAATCTTTGTTTGCCTATAAGCATATATTCATTAAAGATGAAATCTCGTAAATCTATAAGCAAATCCGAGTTGATGGTAGAAAGATCTAAAATGAATGTGTTGTTAGTGGAAATCTGTTTGAAAACCTCAAAGCGGTGGAGTAGACGGGTAAGGACATCAAAACTCTTTCTGTGGCTTTCGGGATAATTTTTGTATTTTAAAAAGCGGTGTATTTGCTCGAAAAAACCAAAACTTTTAACAGTTTCTTCGTGGTCTGTCTGATTGTACTTTTCTGGATGAATTCTCTGGTCAATGAGCAAATTAAGATGATTTTTATCTTTAAGAGTAGACTTGTCATAGGTTTCTTCATAGATGTTTTCAAAGGCACGCTTATAGTCAAGGAGAGCTGAATTGAAGTTTTTTCTAACTCTGGGATCTATTAACTTGCGGGCTTTTAACAACTCCGTCTTTTTATCCCAGTCATCGGGCAAAACTTCAAGGGCTGTCTTGTAGAATATCTGTCCTCTGCGACCATCTGTCAGGCGTAATCTGACAGTAATTTTCTTTCCTTTCTTTGAACTTGAACGAATGAATGCTTTAACTGATGTCATAATTAATAGCTTTGTTAATGTTTTTAATATTTAGGTCTGTTTTGAAGTTTAAAAGGTTTGATACTGGAACGACCTAACTTCTGCTAACAAAGTTACTAAAACTGCACGGTAATTCAAAATTCTTGTATAACAGCACTGGTCCTATTTGTCTATTATGAAAGCATTTTTCGTGATTTTATATTTATAAATAGCTGGCATTTAACGTTTTGTGTCAACACTTGTTATAATTGGATTGACAAGCCTTTGCAAATATCACATGCGGGTATCCCAACAAAAAGCAGGCTAACATCGTTAATATCAACGAGTTAGCCTGTTGTTGTTTAAAAGAACTCGGCGAAAAGTCGGTGACACTTATAGAGTTGAATGTCATATTGTTATTAATCTTATCCTTTCTCTGAAAATGAGAAAGGAAAAAAAATGAGTCTTACTAATGATGAAATTATCAATCAGATCAAAGGATGGACGCCACCGGTATTTCATCAAAAATCTGAATGCTATGTGAGCTTTACTGCATTTTGTCCGGCTACCGGAAAGATGAAGCAAAAGAAGATCATGCTGGGAAGGCTGCATGGTAAAAGGTATCAGAAACTCAGAGCAACTCAAATTATCCAGAAACTTACGAAGAAACTCCTTGATGGATGGAATCCATGGATTGAACAGATGCGCCCAATGGAATATTCTACCTTTTCTGATGTGATTGAAAAATACAAGGAATATCTGACTAAGGAGATGCAATGTCATGATCTCCGAGAGGATACCGTTGTTAGTTATATGAGTTATCTCCGTATGTTTTCTCGCTGGGGAAAGGATAAGATCATCTATATTTATCAATTTGACCGGCATATTGCATCACAATTTCTTGATTATGTTTTTATCGATCTGAACAATACTCCTCAGACCAGGAACAATTATCTCGGATGGCTGAGCAGTTTTTCTCATTATCTGCTTCAGCGTGCTTATCTGACTATTAATCCTGTCGAAGGTATCAGTAAGATGAAACGATCACGTCGAAAGAATAGGGAGGTGATCCCTGATCCTGTCATGGCCAATATACGTGATTTCCTTTCTGAACGTTATCCTCACTTTCTGCTCGCCTGCCAGTGTATCAATTATTTATTTGTCCGGCCAAAGGAAATGAGTTATATCAAGATCCGCGATATTTCCGTCAAAAATAAGACGCTAATCTTATATGGTGATCATACAAAGAATCATAATGATGCTATTGTTACTATTCCGGACCATGTCATGCGATACATGATCGATCTTGGGATTTTTAGCAATCCTGGATCATGGTACCTGTTCGGTAAAGATATGAGACCTAGCGTTACTCATAAGGATCAGCGCCAGTTCAGAGAGTTCTGGGATCTGAGAGTTCGGAAGCCTCTTAACCTTCCGGAAACTTATAAATTCTACAGCTTTAAGGATACTGGGATTACCAATATGATTAAAGATAATGAAAACATCCTGACCGTTCGTGACCAGGCACGGCACTCATCGATTGAAATCACTAACCGCTATACTCCTTTGGATCGGAGCATAGCGGATAAGGATATTGTGGGTTATAAAGGAGTGCTATAAATTATAATTAAGTTTTTCAAGAATTGGATAAATAATATCAGCAATTCTTTTTCCTCCGACTGCATTAGGATGTATTCCTTCTCTGGTAAACATTGTCTTATTCCAATCCAAAATAGGCTGTATATTGCTTATTGCATAAAGATCAATTACTTTTATGGAATAGAAAGACGCTACATCTTTTATTGCTTGCACATATTTAGATAATACATCTCCAGTAGCGACAGTATCATCGACGTCCCGGTTATCCTTTAGAGGAAATTTATTTTCTACCAATTTTCCATTGGTCGTATATTGATAATAGTTATAATCTCCAGTATCTCCCCAAGTTTCATCTCTGTAAGAATTGTGCATTGGGGTAAGAAATACGATCGGTATGTTTCTATATTTATTAATAAGTCCCCTCATTAATAGATGAAGTGCTCCATAAAAGGTATTGTTCAATGATCCATCAATATTAATATCATTAAAATCCCCTATTGGAACCCCACTTCTATGATCATTAACTCCTCCTTCTACTATTAGCATATCAAGATCATCTTCCATATTTAAATATCTATCTACGAAAGCATTTGTTTTTCCACTAATAGTAGCAATATTTGTTCCACCAATTCCATAATTTACAACTTGGCAATTTGTTATATTACTATAAGCATTTACATAATCTGCATAAGAAGTAAGACTATCGCCCAAAAATCCAACTTTTCTCCCATTCCATATACTTAAATAGTTTTCATCAGATATGGAAATTTCTTCTACATTATCTAAAATAAGATTTGAAACCAGATTATCGAATATAAGATCTCTTAAATTTTCTACTGGTGATATAAAACTGGAATCTTCTAATTCCAATGATAATGAAATTTTAAAATAAACTGCTCCGTTAGGAACGGAAAATTGATAATTTCTATTCCAAGTTTCAAAAGATAAATAGTTATATTCTTTATCAAAAAAAATTAAGCAAAAGACAAGACGATAAGTAGTATTAGACATTTCTATATTAAATAAAAATGTTTCAGATGGATCAATTATTTTATAAAATTTCTTTGAAGAAATTTGATTATTTAAATATAGATAAGATAGTTGTCCATTAGTAACATTTATATATTCGTGTTTGAAAAAATCTTCTTTTTTCAATGATATAAATCTATTATTAATCTTACAAGAAATATTTGATATTTCTTGTAAGATATCTGATTCAGATAGGCTATTATTTTGTATCCTTTCAATTTTTATAGTATTTTTATAGGATAAAGCGTTAGTATATCTTACATAACAATCATTTTTTGCGATATATGTTAATCCTACTTCTTCTTCAGCCTGAACTGAACTAAAAAAAGATGACAAAGTTTTCGATTTATATATGCATAAATTTGGCTGATAAATATTACCTATGACTAAATTTTTTTCTAAGACTTTTACTCTATCTCCCTTTGATAATTTTATATAATCAGTAACGTATCTAGTTTCATCTGTTGAAATCAATCCCAGACCATTTAAAAAGCCATGAATTATAGTTCCGTCCCAAATAAAACCATCATATCCGAAATTTTTGTTATATTGATATAATATAGTAGGATTTATATATCCTGCTATATCATTAGTATATTTAACATAGCAATCTTGTAATGCATAATAAAAAGGACTAGAACCGCTATAAGTTGGAGCTTCCTTAAATGAAAAATCTTCATTATAAACAGCAATATGTGGATAGTAAGAATTATATATTCCTTTTTGTTCTGAATATATGATAGATCCTTTAGGAAGATATATAAAATCTGTAGTATAAAAAGTAGTATGTATTTGATGTATTTCTCCATCAAATTCAAGAGCACCCATTATATGAAATGGATAAGAGATTGATTCTCCCTTTGAATTCCAATATGATGCATCTTCAGTGAAAGTAGGATTATCTAAATATGCATGTTTATATAATCCTGATTTTCTATCAATATATATAATAAACAAACCTCCTCTCTGTAAATATATAGGTATAACAGATAATGCAGATATACTGAAAACAGTATTAACGCATATACCTCCAATTGCCCCAGTCCCATTATCATCATAAGAAGGAGTAGTTAAATCGCCATCAGAATTAGATATAAAATCTACATAGTCCGAACCGGCGGTAAGGGTGAAACCTTCTATAGTCTGTGTAGCGATATAAATGGCAAGCAATGCTATGGTGGATTGGTTATCTTCACCGACAGTGATTTGTGTGATACTTCCCGTAGCTCCGCTGGAATTGATGTCATAAGTTGGAGCAGGAGCAGTTCCAGCCGTGTTGCAAGTAAAATCAATATAGGTATTTCCAGCAATATATGTTACAGTCCATCCTGTAAAAGTCTGGGTGGCTATGAAAGCAGCTAATAAATCAGCTGTGTTATAATCAGTTGTAACTGCAATATCAAACTCAACTCCTCCCAAATGTATCTTTATTGTGCCATTAGCTGTAACTCCCCCAGTAAATGTCAGTCTGTCCACTTCTGCTTTAGCAGCCATTACAGCAATATCATGCTCCGTGCTATTTAACGTGATCTTAATTATGCCGTCTGTAGCCACACCGCTGGTCAGCGTGAGGCGGTCTACCTCCTTGCTGCCTGTCAGTGAATAGGTATTACCACCGTTCGTCCCGCTCGTGGGATATGTCTCCGAGATGTTCAGCACGGAGTTCATTTTTCTCTGAATCTCATTCATAGACGTCTGGGTCCAATGGGCGGAGTTCCAGGCCTCGGAAGTCGTGATGTTGGTCGTGCAACGGTAGAGGTTGCCGTCATAGGTGCGAATGTCACCGACCTTATAGGGCAGGGATGCATCATAGGAAGGATAGTCATTGGTACCAATATTCTGAGTATTCTTCGCGATCATTCCGGATACGTACAGATACAGGTTTTTCAGCGCATTGGCCGTACCGACATACACCTTTGTGGCATCCGATCCGTCACCGGCAGTATAATCACTGATTGCCACAACGGATGCTGCATCAGTCACACCGCTGTCTCCCTTATCACCTTTTTCTCCGACAGGTCCAACAAACTGTTTCGGGGTCCAGGCAGTACCATTCCAGACATAGACATAACTCCCGATCAGATAGGCTGTGAGCTTCTGCTGATCAGTAGGGGAAGATGGCAGGTTCTGAGCATCACTGATGCTCACATCTATATAATAAGGACCGTCTTTTGCGGACTGGAGGTCCTGCAACAACAGCAAGGCATTCTTCATGGTCGAACCGACCAGTTCAGGAGTATTGGAATCCGGGAGATTATTCGTGCGGATGGTCTCGGCGGAAGCGATAAGATCTGATATAACTATTGACATAATCGTATGTATTTTTTGTTTTTACAAATTTAAAACAAGATTTTTTGTCCGGATAGGACATCGTTACTCTGCAGTGATCTCAATATTACCTGTCACATTAGATATATAGACTGTAAATGATTCCGGGTACCAGGCACCTGCAGTGATATATTCATCACCCATCTTTACTGAGACATTAGGCGTATCATGAACACCCTTCACAAATTTTGCCGTAAATGCAGATCCTTCCTCGATTTCCGTGAGAGCATTATCCGTCGTTACGTCAGTTCCGAGTATGATAGTGACAGTGAAGGTGCTTCCTGATAACTCATTTCCGGTCATTTTATAAAAGGTGCCTTCAATGATCTGGCTCATACCGTGATTTGTAAGTGAATATTTTAGTTGCTTACAATAGAATTTCATGTTTCCGATCACGAATATCGATCTCGGATCCAATTGCTTTTCTGATTTGAACTGAATCGTATAGGTTTCTGTTTTGTCGATCTTCGGATTCTTCGAGTATGTATAGGCATACATCCCATGCGTTCCGAGTATGCTCATCGTCCGTTCCGGATACCCGAAATTTACGGCCCGGCAACCAGCAATGAGTTTATCAGATATATCCGTTATCTTTTCTCTGAGCAAAAATGTTTCATTAAGAGTTGTCGCTACTGGGACTTTTAGATTATCATGATTGGCATTCATAGCAGGATCCTCCCAGGTTACTTTCTGCAGGCCATCATAAAAAGCCACCTCAATACGTCCGTTATTATCCTCTATCTCATCAGGTTTATATCCATCCTGGACATATTTGTTGAGTTGATTGTCAGCATAGCTGAAAGTATTCGGATTTCCGAATACTACGTTATTATCACCCTGAGGTGGCCATGATGGATTGAGAAAAGGAAACTGGAATCCATGATGGTTATCGTCTGCTTTATAGACTGGAGAGGATAATATCTTACATGGGATGATATTGAATGATAAGGTGTTGGCATTCGGATCTGGTATCTCTCGTGCGGCAAATTGATTTATTGGTCGCACTGCAGCTATACCATATTTTTCGCTGTCACTCTTCGGGATCACACATCTGAGCATATATAGGTTCTGCTCATCGAACATTGTCTGGCGGAATAGACTCATCACGCTTACCTTATATGATATCCCTGATCCATCAGTATTATCTGCGTCGATAGTGCTGCTCCCTGTAATGATTTTCCATATATCCGCATAGTTATATCTCGAAAATGGATTACTCCAGCTCCCTTCTGTCACATCGATGATATCACATGCAGCAATCAGTCCCTTTGACACATCATCATATTTGTTGGCGATATCATCCGATAGATTATATTTCAGGTTGTCGCTCCCGAAATTTAAAGAATCATTACCATCATTATCAGAATCATCACTATCATCTCCATTATTTGCCGTATCCTTATAATCCTTTTTAATGTTTCCGATCACATCCCGGAGAGGGATATAGACTGTTTGTTGCTGTGCATAGAAATCAGGAATGCTATAGATGTTAATTACCCTGGTATATTCATTGATATCAAAAATAACATTGAAAAAGGCTTCTACATCCGTGATAAAGTCATTGACCAGCACATTAGGGACCTTACAGTTCCATGCTACTCCTGTATTCGAAGAGCAGAATATCATGTGCTTATATCTTTCATCGGTAGCGATAGCATCAGATCCTAATTTAAATCCGAGTCCGGATATAAGGCGCTCGATGAATGCCGGAACATACGGAAGTGCGCATATATGCTGATGATCCCCCACATTTCCAAGATCCAATATAGCCGAATCGAAATCCTGCCCTCCGGAGAAATGTATACGAGGTATGTTGGCTCCATAATAGGTCTCATCATCATCCAAAGTAAAATTATCTATAACATTAAGATCCTTATGTGTTGTCTCGTTTTTGCTGCAGACAGGCAGGCATACCCATTCCCATTCCGGATAACTCCCGCCCCATGATGCAACTGCTTTATCCAGCATCTCTTGTTCGGTATTCCCCAGGTTCATGATTCCCATATCCACGTCCTGTATATGTCGTGATGTGCCACCGAGATAATTCAATTCCGAATTTCCTCCGACCAATTGTATCTTTGCCTTGTTCTCATCAATAGAATCAATCACTTCCGTTCCGTGCAGGATCAGCCGGTCAGCATTAAATAGAACAGCAGTACGATTGGTGGGATGCGTCCGGACATCAAGGCGATTGATACTCTTATATACGATTGCATTTTGCGGATCATGCAGATCAATATCAATATCCAGCGTCCATTCTCCTTTTTTGGTAAAAAAAGGATTGGAAGCATAAAAATCCTCCTGCATATCAGCAGGGAGATTCACTCTCATTCCATTTATCAATAATATCAGCATAATCTATCTGCTTGCGTTTTTATTCAGGCGTCTGTAAAGTGCCTGTGCTTCGTTGATTCCACCCCGACCAGCTACGTATGTTTCAGCGGTAATAGGCTGACTGAGCCGTTTATTCAGTTTTGAGATGGTAGCGGTTGTTGATGCCAACAAAGCAGTGTTGGATGCGATCATGGCCATCATCTGTTTATTCTGTGTATCTTGTGCTCGAGAAGCTATAGTTGTTATTTGCGGAGCGGTATTTCCTTTATTATATATAGCAGCAAGGTCTTCATCAGTCAGATTTGCTACTCTACCTGACTTCCTTGCAATATCAGTAATATGCATCAGTGGAGCGAATGCAGGATTCTGAACTGCTTCCTGTGGGAGCACATATTCACCTTTATGCACCTCTCCGGCAGGCTCATATTTGCCCCCATCACCGGTATAACCGCCTTCGGCGAAAGAATTAATAGCTGCCTTTGCAGCCAAAAATGGAGCTTGCATTAAAGCAATGGATACTGCTGCCCTAATAGGTCCGAGAATTGGACCATAATTTTTTATGGATTTAGCAGTTACTTCAAATTCATCCCCTATGAGCTGTTTCTGGAGATAATCCAAAAAGGCATTCAGCATATCTTTTAAAATAGATTTTACGATGGTCTGAACAGTTGTTCCATCTTTCTTGATAATTCCAGCGATTCCATTACCAAGATCTATTGCTGTAGATTTTATAATATCGCTGAACATTTCCGCTTTTTCCTGAATCTTTTCGTATTTGCTAGAATATTGACTAACTTCTGAATTGTTCAGATTTTCATTGACTTTATTCTTTTCTTTTGCTGATACTTTATCATTCTTTAGAAGTTTCTTCCAGTAGTTTTGCCGCATTTCAAGGAGTTTCTTTTCAATATATTCTTCCGAATATCCCTCCTTCGCTAATTTTAATTTCAATGCAGATAATTCTGCTTCAAATTCTTCGTCCCTCTTTTCATCTTGCTTTTCATAATTTTGTTGAGTAGTTTTTTTCGCTTCGTTGGCATATTTTGTTTCCAACTTCTTCTTATCTTCCTGGTATTGTTCCTCCGTGATGAGTTTCTCATGATAGGCATTCTTGAGAATATTCATTTCCTCATCAAGTTTGTTCTTGAGATTATTTAAAGTGTTATCCAACTCATGTGTAGGATCTTCATCAGTTGTGTTTCTCATGAGGTCATTCATCTTGTTGAAGAGATTCATTTTGGCATCTTGAATCTTTGTATTGATTTCCTCGCGTTTTTTAGGCTCAAGATTGGCCACTTTTAATTGAGCTTCCAGTTTTTCCTCTTCCAAATCTTCCAGTTTTTGATTATATTCTTCCTGGGTCTTGATATTCCCTTTCATATAGTCATCTTTAGCCTTGTTTTCTTTCTGTTGATATTCAGCATCAATATTATCCAAGGCCTTCTGCATCTTCTTTCTGGCCTCTTCTTTTGCTTTAGCTTCTGCAGCATCAAGCTCCTTTCTCTTTTTTTCAGCAGCTTTTGCAGCGGCAGCAGCTTCGGGATCAGTATAATTTTTTAGTGATGTAGTTCTTTTGCTCTCTCTTTTGGCAGAAACCCTCTCTATTCCTACCCATTCCTTCCCATTCCATTCGACAATCCAATTACCTAATCTCTTCCGTCTCCCGATCATGCTTTTTGCGGTATCAGCATTGACCTTATTGTTGTTACCTCCCAGTTCATTGACATGCCCGTTTAGCGTTCGGTTACCAGCCTTGGTAAAAGCATCAGTAACGCCCTTATCTGCCTTTAAGAAATTACTGACGATAGATTTGAGCTCTTTAGACTGTGCATCACCAACTTCTTTGAATCCTAACTTTACTTTACTGAAATCAAGGGTAATGATACCTTCGAGGACATCTGCCCATCCTTTTAAATCATGAACAGAGTTATTAATAAGATCTGTCAGATATGTGAAAACTGATCCTACTATAGAACCTAAAGCTGATACTGTACCTATAACAGTTTGTACAGCACCGCGGATGAGCATCGATTCATTATACCAGCGGATAAAATAGTTAATGATATTGGCAACTACCTTTATCGTTGCGGAAAGACCTTCCAATAGATAGATTTTCGCTTTTGCAGTCATACTGGCATAACCATTATGACTGATTCCGAAATATTTATCTGCATCTTCATTCAGTTGCGTCTGTGCATCGATCTGCTCTTCCTGCAATTTCCCCCATTCTCCTGTTTTTGCCTTCACTTCCTCAAGACTGGTAGACACTTTAGCCAGGTTCTCTACCATTTTCATGCCGTCATTTGCCGCATTTTTCCCGAATATGGCTTTTATTGCTGCCCCTGCTGCATTACTATTCTGAGGGAGTTGCTCAAGTTGCGTGGCTATTTCTTTGATGATGTCGAAAGTGCTCTTTGATCCGTCTCGCAGTTCTTTCTCTACTTTTGATGATGATATCCCGATATTATCCAGGGCAACGGCGGTAGTTGATGACATCGTGCGAATTCGGTTTGATGCCATAGCAATATCTGATAGACCGTTTTTAGAGAATATCCCGGAACGCGTCTGACTGATAATGGCCACAAGTTGGTCCGCACTTATACCTGCATCATGGAATGCCGGAGCATATTGCTTGAGAAGCTCCAGAAAATTACCTCCCTCATCAGCTCCGGAAGCAAAACCTTTCTTGACAATATCCGTCGCATTCTTCGCATTGATTCCATATTGTGCTGTCAGTGAATCAACGCCTTCGAGCACATCCTTATAACTCTTCCCAAACTGGCTTGCTATAGCCTGTATTTCGGATCTTACTTTTACCAAAGACTGGCCGGTGATCCCCAAAAATTCATGGGTCAGTCTGGAGGCTTTTTCAGCTTCAATGTTGTAATTATACCACCATTTTATTCCATTGATCACTCCCTGCAGAGCAGCAATAGCTCCCTGAACGGCAGCAAGAGCAGCGGTAATGGATCCGGTAAGCGAAAGCCATCCGCCTTTCATGCCGTTCACCATACCGGTAAATTTCCCCATTATTCCGGTATGTTCTGTTCCCACACTCCGTATTTCCTGCTTATGCTCCTCGATGGCACCGTTCAGAGTCTTGATGTTCCGGACTGCCTTCTGATAATCTTCTGATCCAACTTCTGCTTCTTTCCATGCCTTTTTCTGCTCCCGGAGCTCCTTATATATTGCATTCAGACTGTTATCTACTTCCTTTCCGTCGATATACATCCGGACGGTTCTGTTGACTGTTTTGTTTGCCATAATCTTATCCTTTCTTGACGATGGCCATTCGGCCGATCATATCTGATAATTTATCTAAACTGTAATCTCCGTAATATTCCTGAGCAAGATCAGCTATACCTTCTGCCTTGGAATTGATAGCATCATCAAGCCAGAGCAATGGTTTCCTTCCTTTTCCTGCTTTTGCTCCGGTCTGTACTGCATATCCCCGGATTTCCTTGGAAGAATAGCCTTTTTGCTGAAGTTGATTATAAATCGCATCACCTTTATGGGTGCGCTGCCCGCGTATGACCTGTCCGCCCTGCCGTATCCATCCGCGTCCAACGCCATATTCGAGAAATACACCATGCCGTGGAAACTTGAATGATACAAAATGATAATCCTTTGCTTGTTTATATCCGGCCGAGACTTTCATCTGTGATAGCCCACCGGATCCATGCGTTCCCGACAGGTTAGCATTGGCCACTGATTTCACTTCCATTCCCCAGGCTTTCAGCCGGGCAGTGAATTCATCTATTGTCATCAGTTTGTCAGCCATAGCATTTTATTTAAGGATTCAGAAAAGTTCCATCCGCGAGTTGACTACACCAGGGGAGTGCAATGCGGAAAGAGATAGCATATCCATACAGGGCATCATCCTGATTGCTCATCGGACTGGCTGAAGCCTCGTTAAAGTCCAGACCTCTCAACAGTTTGTAAGAAGGAGACTTGCGGTCCTCTTTCATCTTCGAGAGAAAGTCAATGAGTATCTGACAGGTGGTACCCAGTGCCGTGTTGACCTCGACATCATTACCGGTATCAGCCACATGGTCGAATAGGGACAGGTTGACATCCCAGACCATCTGCTGAGATTCATTGACATGGAATCCTTCGTGTCCGAAATAGACAAAAGGATATCGCATCTGATCAGGCAGCAGAGATTCTTTCTGATCGTTGAGATAAGCAAAGTGAATATTGGTATCACTATGCTTTACCTGGCTATGTGATTTAGCCAGATTCTCGATATAATCCTTAAAATCATCAATCGTATAAGTCATTTCCTGTTCTTTAAGAGTTGCTGGTTGTAATTATATATCCGGTGATTCATCAGCCTGAATGCATCCGTACATTCCATGCTCCGATAGGTCTGCAGATGGCTGATATCATCACCGACGAAATTGTCGAGAATAGTCAGCCATTGGCTTTTCTGTCTGGCCATCTTTTTTTTCGGTTGCTCCTCTTCCGTAAAGAGCAGAGGGAAAGCCTTGCTCAGCCATCTGTGTATCATTCCCCAGTTGATCAGTATGCCCATTTTTACCGATTTATCGGCCTTTCTCGCCAGTTCCGCATTATGGATAATATTTACCAGTTTCCGGTCTGAGTCTTCTACGAAATAAGCCTCTTTTTTCCGTATATAGAGTGCGCCGATCATCTTGCATAATGCATCCGAATCCGTATATTCTCCTTTCCTGGACAGTTGGTCAGAAGCCTGCATGAAGAAAGTATCGACCGTCATAAACTGCTGCAGGCTCATACCTGATAGTTTGTCTGCAGGTGCATATAATTTGCCTATTTTTTGGATAAAGAAGTGGGATACCCGCGCATCCTTGATCTCATCCGGCATCAGTCCCATCAACTGATAGAGTTGGAAGATATCGAGCTCCACACCTTTCGGCAGTCCGAGAAATATCCCTGGAAAATCATTGACAGGCATATCATGCTGTGCCACCCGGACCATGGCAATAAACTGTGATCCGGTCATTTCTCCCCATTTTTCCGGTACCGTCCGGTCTATTCCTTTCGTGATACCATATCGCTTATATTTGATATGCAGTTTCTTCATATCGTTCTTTTCAGGCCCAGAAAGAAGTCTTATCAGTATTATCACGGTCAAGTGCATGCAGGGAGCTGCCTGTTGCATCAGCGACCATATAAGTGTTGACATAGGCAGTAAGCCTGCTGACATATCCGTCACAGGCCCGCTCCGCATCCTTGACAGCGAGATCCAGGCGCACGTCACTGACCGGACTTTCTGTATTATTTCCGGGCCTCTCGGCCTGAATGGTTGTAAAGTACAGTCCGCGGTCCGTAATGCTCCCGGTTGTCCGGAGCAACTGTATGATAGCTTTCATCACGACCACCCGGCAGCAGCTCTTGCGGAAATCATCGAATTTTGCATCGGTATATGCATCTGCAAAACTTGTAGAATCTTCCAGCCAGCCCAGCAGTTTCTGATAGAGTGCATCCCCGAGTATAGGCTGCAATACCAATGCCTGTACATTCCGGATAACCGGTTGCAGGCGGAGAAAGATGATTCTGGAATCATGGATATCATATACCTCCTCGATCTCTGATGTGCCGTGCACGATACTTTTCTGTGCCTGAACGTATCCGGGAGAATTCTTATAGTGGTCATAATCACTGATATGCTCCTCCAGATAATTCATCAGACTGTCAAGGGCATTCAATCCGGTATTCTTAAAGTTCTGTCGCAGATGATCTTCCTGATATTTATATGCACCGGTCCAGTTGCCTGATTCGCTCTGTTGCCGCTGGAATCCCTGGTCAGTAATCCGGAGGTTAAGTGCATCAAAGTTGATCCAGAATGCAATATTGGCCACAGCCTTCTGTGCAAGGTATAATATCCGTTTGTCAGCAGCCGTTCGGTCTGCATCAGCTTTTACATAGATGGATTCGATGTCCGCCATCATGGTATCACCCATGAGCGGGAGCAGAAAATCATCCTGGGCATTGCGGAGCGGAGCTTCCATCTTTTCCCAGGAGAGAGCTGCACTCGTTGGGAGGAGTTGCTGCAACTCCCGGTCATTCGTAAAGTGTTCTTTGCTGAATATCATATTAATCAGATTAAGATAAAGTTTTCTGTGTGCCTGCACCCTTATCGAGTGTAGTGAGGATCGTATTTCGGAAGCGCAACTGGCATTCCGGAAGTCCGTTCAGTCTGATATAGAGTTCGAGAGGATCAAGGATCTGTTGGCGGTCCTTCCATGCATTCGCAATATTGACCAGAAAAGCCTCACGGATATTAGAGCCACCTTGATTCATCGAGTAGGTACCGCCAGGCATTCCGGCTCCGAACACATTAGGGTTGACCATCAACGAGAACAGAATCTCTGAGTTGGCTGCAGATGATGTGACCAGGTTCTCGTTCCCGGTATATTTATTATCCAGTGCCGTGATCTTCCATTCTTCCTCAATACGGCCATTGGCTTCATTGATGGCGTAATTGGTAAACAATGGCTTTTCGGCATTCTCAGGACCGAGCAGATTCTGCTCGATTGTATCCATGAACTGGTTGATGGCGGTCTTTCTTTCCTGCGTACTCTTATAGTCATTGACCGGAAACTTCTTATCCCAATAACTATAAGGTATCTGCACGTGCCATTTCCATGTCGTCTGATTTTTATAAGCCTTTTTCAGATATTGGGGTACCAGGTGCGCAATATCTACCCATCCTGCGACGAAAGCAGGCCACCAGCGCGGTTCACCGTATGCATCCTCATTGCTCCAGCTCTCCCGGATAGGGTAGACGAATCCATCCTGTAGCTGCCCGAGTTGGTTGAGCAGGTCCGCCTGGCCTTCGGGATCATATTCATTGAGTACAGGGACAACCCTATACTGATCTGTTGCAGGGATAGCAGGCCAGTATCCTGATATGAGTGCCTGTCTGTTACCGTAGGCGTCCGCTTCCGTATATCTGTACATCAGAGCATTCAGCGGGTTCAGCCCGACGATGGATTTGAGGTCAAGACCAGGAACGAAGTGAACTGCTCCGTTGCCGAACTTGAAATAATCCCGAAGGACTTTCTCCATATATTTCCGGCACATCCTGGAATTGATAAACCGGGTGAGTTTCGGATCATCAATTGCCTGCAGTAATTCGTTCCCATCGTCATCATATCCGGTAACGGTACACGGAAATAATCCCTGGCCGAGCGTCAGGAACCATAGAAATTTTAATCCTGCATCCAGGACGGTCGTCTCACTGATCAGTTTGGCAGCAAATTGCGGGAACTTGTTTGCTTTCCCCCATGCCATGACCTTGTATTGGTCAACGAGCATATAATCCCGGTACCATTCGTTGTGTGGCATAAGGAGTGCATTCTTTGCCTCAAAGGAATTGATGGCAGCCCTGTCTGTATAGGTATCACCGAACAGGTAGGTCGATTGCATCATCAGGGGTATGCCCGCTTCATTGTATAGTATGTCCATTATTCCAGTCTATTTTAAATCCATTGTATTCGAGTATATTCGTGATCCTCACTGCGAAAGCATGAGCTTCCGGATAGCCTTTGCAGTCACAGGGCTGCAGCCCGCGCATCCGATATTCCTTATTGTTCATCTTTCCTGCTCCCTGGGCGTAGCATTGCGGGAAATAATGCAGTTTGCCGGACAGTGTGACAAACTTTACCGAAAATATCCGTCTCTTTCCACGGCGGTCATACCGGATATCCATATCATCAAGCATCGTCGATGCCGGCATCCATTTTTCTTTATTTTTATCTGTATCCATATCTTGTTAAGAAAAAGTTCGGTCAAACGGCGGATGGGAGAACACCTTGGAAGAAGTATCCCAGGGCACAATGTCCTTATCCGTATGTTCTATATCTTCCGCATAGCGCCAGGTAACCTTGACATTATACATCTCTGATGTCGGAGTGATCCTCTTATAATCTATATCCGTGATGATTATCTTCCGGTAATCCGTACCGGTCCAGACCCATATCAGAGGAGACTCGAGCATATCCCTGATTTGTGACATAATAGTCTTGTTGCAATAGCCCGAATAGGTATTATAGACATTGTTTACCTCGAGGTCAAGGGCAGTATATTCGTCACCCGCATATCCATAATCGACATTTCTCTCCGGATCCAGTTCTTCCTGGCCGGTAAACAGAACTGTCTCGTATGCTCCGATAAAGTTCAGGTAGATAAATTCTGTTTTCTGGGGATAATTCCGGGTTCCCATCGTATACCTCACCGTATCTTTCAGCATATCACCATCATATAACATGATGTCATAATACAGCATTTTGGCAGTAGTATTACCCAGGACGGTCGTCTTGATCGTATCCGGAGATACATCTATAGTTTTATAATCATGAACCTTTGTCGGTGATATATCCTGCTCCGTATAAGCCGTCTGGCCATTCAGCAAGGATGCAACGCCAGCCTTGATATGACAGGTACTGATAGACAGGAGGTATATCATCTCTTTCAGTCCGGAGATTGTATATTTTTCCCTTGGTATGATCGGCCACCATGTGGCAATCTCTGCAGGAGTATGCTCTGAAATCTTCCTGGCATAATAGATTCGGCGGATACAGGTTGCAGTATGAATGACTATATTATGTACGTTCCCATCGACAGTTTCAGTAGTATATTGATAAGTAAATTGAGCATATATACTACTATTGATGAATCCTTCAGGATTCTCCTCATCCATGTTGTTATAGATAAATCGATAGGAGAGGATATGATCATTCCATACACGCCCGAGTCCGGAGATATGGATATATCCATCTTGATCTGCATAATAGACGGTATTCCACGAATCCCTGATATCATCAAGTGTAGCAGATTGGGAAATCTTCACCTGAACTGTCAGGGCAGTATCTGCATCTAATCCGGAATAGATGATCTTATCCAGATTCATGGCAAAAACCAGATCCGTAGATTTTGTAAAATCAAGGGAACATTCCATTTTTTTAATTTTGATAGTTACTGAGGAAAAACCAAAGCACAATCAGCGCGATGATCTCAACGATAAGCAGCAGATAACCCCATTTCCTCATTTTCCGTCCTCCTTATCTTTTTTCAGTCCTATTTTTTTGAATGCTATACCCACCGCATCCATGATCAGGTCTATATAATAACTTTTATCCTTACCGTCGATACAGGATAGGTTCTCGAGGATTGATGTGACGTTTTCGACCAGAAAACAGACCATCAGAATGATCGTGATGACATCAAATAGGGTACCGGTCAATTCCCATATCAGCATAGTCCCCTCATGTCGTGCGATGATGGCAAAGAGTTGGACGGAGACGAACAATATAAACCAGATGCAGAGCTTCAGTACAAATCGGGAGAACTTTGCACTCTCGAATTTTTCCTTTCTTACATGACTGGCCATCAGACCGGATACCAGTTCGATGGTCATCACTAGCACCATGGCCAGCAGCAGGAACGGCCACAGGCCCATCATGGCCGCTACCGCTCCGAGCACGCTGCTGATGCCCACCGTGCAGGCAGGAGATACATATTTAGTACTTGGGAACAGGCTTTGAGCGAAAGCATGTACAGAGAGATAACCGTATGAGTAGAGCATTCTTTTCAGCATAATCGTATTTTTTGTTTTTACAAATGTAGACAAAAAACGATTTTCACCATAGGACACAAAAAAGGCCGGATCCTCACGGACTCGACCTTCTAAAGAAGTTCTAAAAACTCAATTTATGTTATACATAACCCAATAGTATTTATCATGAATAACTTTCATTCTATAGCCATGTGCCTGTAAGGTCATGGATATGAGTTCTGACGTATATTCCTGCATGTCCTCGAGCATGTAGGCAATATCATTAGTGGTCATGAACTGGATATTCCCTGCGGGTCCGGACTGGCGGTATTGGCGGAGAAACTCTTCCAGGGGACCGTCATCATTTGCGTTAAGGATCTTTATTCCCAATCCTTTCGCAAAATGATATTCCACCCGGCAACCCTGCGAATCCTCTTTCCAGTTGCTGAGCATGTAGATTGCATCACATCCGGACAGGAGCTCGAGGTCTTTTCTTATCATTTCTCCCCATTTCTTTCCTTCATGTGAGTGATCATCACCGTTCCAGATGCTTTTGCATGGATTGATCACTTCATGGCCCTGCATCTTGAGTGCCTTTTCGGCATCATCAAAATTTTGTTCATAGTCCTCTTTATCGAGGCCCTTCATTTTTCCGCTGATATAAACTTTCATTTTTTCTTTCTGTTTTATGCAAAAATAGAGAAAAGCACCCCGATATCATAGGACATCTTCGTCCGTATATTCCTTTTTCGCCTTGTAACCTGAGATAGTAAACAGGCTGTCGACGGATATCCGGCAATTGGATCGCGATACCGTAATCTCATATTCGTTCATATCAATTTTCCTGACAAGTTGCAATCCGTTCTTATTCTTCTCGTTGATTGCCTTGATTTTTCTCATGATGGCGATATCCATCAATTCAAAGAAGATAGGTGTCATAATAGTGGCATGGAAATTATCTACACACCAATGATATAATTCCTCCTCGGTGGATGAGGGGCATAAGGTCCCATCTGTGATTTCAATATATACTTTTTTCATTTTTTTGTTCCTTCCTCAAAATCAATTTCTGTCTGATAATGTTCTATTCGTCTGACCTCAGCAAAATCTAAAACAACAATGGCATCCGGACGATTTCTTTTATATATAGTAAGTTTGTAACCAATATAAGAAAGATGTTTTTCTTTTTCGAAATATACTTCTAAAGGAGTAGTTCTCGGATATTCTTGATCTAAAGATTTGCATTTTTGTTTGATTTCATTGACAAATTCATTCATCGATTTTTTATCGAAAAGTATATAAATATAATCATTTATATATCGTTGCAATTTTCCTCCTTTAGCATTAACAGCAAAATATTTTTTATAAGATTTTGTAAAATACCACTTACTTTTCATTTTCTGCCTCCTTTCTGATTGAGTCGATAGACGATCCAGGCAGAGACTGCTCCGGAGATACATGCTATCACTGGAGACTGCATTACCATGATGGCAGCGATAACCAGCAGCAGCGGAAGAATGATCCCGATTCTGATGGCCATAATCCGGGTAACCGGATATCCCGCGATTCGACTGTAAAAAGTAGAATTTGAATTAAGCCAGGTCCTGGCCGATGTTTTCGCATAAGAGATTTTCTCCTGGATAAGAGACGGAACATGCGAATACTCCTGAAGCTGAATAGATTTTTGTTTTTCCATGTTGCGTTATTTGTAAGCAAGCCGAGAACCGCTCGGTGCGGAGACAAAAGAAGCGGCTGCACATCCCGCTGCTTACAAATAACGACTTCGTCCGAAGGACTGATCTTATTTACGAGATGGCAACCGCCAATAGCTTTATATTTTGGGCATAAAAAAAGCCCATGCAATTTGATGGACAATTTACCGATGCCCTACGGAACGAATGATTTCGTCATTTGTAAGCAATGGCAAATATAGGGAATGTTTCAGAAACAACAAAGGATTTACAGAAAAATTTCCATAAATCCCTTGTTTTTTAACAAAAATCGTTTCTTTTTTCAATCAAAAGCCATTAATGTTTCCATTTTATAAGGAGTTATTGGTATACGCCATCACCCTGTTCTCTGATTTTTTCATGTTTTTTCTCGAATGCTTTTTCTTTTTCGGTCTTTTGAGGTTTTACCAATTTATCAGTTAATTTTAACCCATATAAAGATTCATTGTTTTCTGATAAAGAATCTTTATAAAAGATATAATGTTCTATTTTGGTAATATCAGTTTCCCTTTTTCCAAGAAAAACATCAAAAATTCCAGCTGCTTCAGTAGGAAGATTTGTTTGAATATATTGCGAAAGAACCCATCCATTGTTTGCCATAAGATTACAAACAGCCATTGGAGTAAAAAAATAGGAACCATATTGATCATTATCATATAAATATGCAAAAGATTTCAGCATATTATTTCCTTGATCAACAAGAGCCATATAAGATGGTTGTGATATTCTTGTAGGAAGAATCATCACGTCAATATAGCATCTTTTTGCGCTAATATTTGTCATTCCAAAGCTGACCAGTATTAAAAATAGCAATATAATTTTCTTCATAATCCCTTGTTTTTTAACAAAAATCGTTTCTTTTTTCAATCAAAAGCCATTATAAAGATCATTTGATTTCATGAGAGCTTTGTTTATAACATCAATACATTTTATGAATTTTCCATTAAAATCAAATTTCTTGTTATAATAGGTTGGGTCCAAATCAAGATAATCAAGATCAGTTTCTAACCTCATTTTAACGACCTTATGATTCCGAAATATATTAGCTTGAGAAGAAGACATTTCATAAGAAAGAACTGCTGAATAAGTTGCTTTATCTCCAATAAAACTTAGATCATTATTAAGTTCATCAACATCTCTTGATGATTTTATTTCCATAATAGAATCATTATCAAACTTGAATAATAGCCGACTTCCTTTTTTTATTAGTATTTTATGCTGATAATAAAAAATGGGGAAATCAACAAAATAAGTTTTCTCTCCATCTTTATTGATACAACATTCCGCTGCAAGATCCATAGAAGATGGTCTTTTATCCTTCTTTGGGATAAGTACAAATGTTAAGTCATGTTCTGCAAATAGAACACGAGTAGTTATTATCAGTCTTGATCCATCAGTTTCCTGTTTATCCAAATCTATTTTTTGCGCATTTGCACTTAGACTGATCAGCATTAAAAATAGCAATAGAATTTTCTTCATAATATTTTTATTTACCTATTAGATCATCAACATCTATACAAGTATCTATTTTGCTAAAGCAGTTTACCTGATATCCAAACACGGGTGTATAAATACATTTCTCCGGATGAGGAATAATTCGATAAGTATTATCCGTAAATTTTAGTTTCAACCCGATTATTTTTACTTTTTCGATAACATCCGTCCACCAGATATTTTCAAATTTATAAGATGCTGTTTCTTCAGGAGAAATAGGACCGATACATGTTTCTGTTACACTGTTTTCAACAGGATCATTTACGGCATTATATCCTTTTATCGTTAGATATACATATTTGATGATCTTCTTGGTATTATTGCCAATCTCAAATTTGAAACTTGTTGTATTCATATATTCATTTTCCTGATATTTTTCGGCAGTATATATGGTTACTGGTGAGCCATATATGAGATTCATCTGGTCTTTAAAATAATCCAGGTCTCCTTTAGAGTAGAAAATGCCTTTGTTTCTCACATATCGCGAATAGATCCTGCATTTGTTATGCAGCAGATTATCAATGCTATCATGATTCAATAATAGATCTTTCTTATTAATCCAGAATGCTTTTCCATACGAAGTACATAAATACCGATCCTTGTTATCACCTATAATATAACAATCTATAACCTGCGGTAGACTGTCAGTTATACTATCATCATTTGGCAACCTATAAAATGGAAGTCCCCAGCCCTCGAAGAGGAGGCGATCCGGGTATTTCAGCACATTAAGGCAATATTTGATGGAATCAGTATTTTTTTTACTCTGATATTGATGTGTATTTTTCTGGGCGAATGCTGCTGAAGCAATAATAACAATTAGGAATAATATAATTTTCTTCATAATCACTTTCATTTAGAGTTCTAAATGCAAAGTTAGTGTTTTTCGGTATAAATCATGGCATATCCTCCACTTTTTGCAATAAAATATGGAAGGGAAAGTCTTTTATTCTAATTTTGATATGATTTTCTGATTCTATCACATATCCATTGCGATAAATTATCTGGATTTTCCTGATTTACTTTATCCATGACATCCTTATCAAGGGATATCGTTATTTTTTTTACCTTTTTAGGTGGCCTTTTAGGGATATTATTCCGATCTAATATCCGATATAATGTGCTCTGTGATCCTACTCCAGTAGCAGTAAGTATATCTTTTGTCTTCTTGCCAGCCGAATACATTCGGATGGCTTCATTCTCTATATCCTTATTCATAATAATTTTTTGCCCTTAACCTGTACAGGGCTAGGTTTTGAGTTTAGATGATTTCAGCAACTACATATTCGCCATTGGATGTCATTGCACCGTCACCAACGATGGCGTATCTTTTACAGCCGCTCTCAAATTCTCCGGCCCACAATTCCGGGGAATTCTTCATATCATCATCTAATTCATCTTCGAGAAAATCATAAGCCTCCTCTAATTTATCATGCTCAATTTCTACATCTCCGTAAAAGTTTCCAAACTCATTAAGTACACCTGTCGTAACGTTCTTGATCTTTTTCATAATCTTTGATTTTTAAATTGTTCTTTATTTCTTTATCTGATACAAAGGTAATACTTTTATCTCACATATCAAAACAAAAGTATGACTTTCTTTATCACATTAACAATATTTATACATTTAAATTAATGGATTTAGAATAAAAAAGCCCAAACTAGAATAGTCTGGGCAATCTCTTTATCTATAGGCAGTTTACGGATTGGACCGTATCATGTGAATGGCCTTAATAACAGCCTTGGTATGGGGATTATGCGGGAGCAAAAGGTACTTGTTGTCACGCCCCCAGCGAAAGAAGAGGAAATGATGCCGGAAGGAAACATAGTTGAACAGATCGTATGTTTCTCGGCTCGTATATCGGATAACAGCCTGGTTGTTCCGGAATATCTGAGTTGCGATCGTTATAAAACTGTCGCAATATTCGGCATGAAGCGACTGAATACTATCGATATACGCAACGGTATGCACGGTATCACTCGAGGTCGAATTGACAGAGACAACCGACTGGATATCCTTTATCTTGATACCGATATCATGCAACTCTTTCTTCTTGACGCCGAGTTGGGTGGTCAGTTGAGATACCAGGTTCTTTTTATCCATGTAAAGCGTCTGAGACTCGGAAGCCCATACCGTAGCCTTCCCCAATTTAGTCTTGAAGATGCGGTTACTATCATTCAGATGATTGACAGTCATCGAGAGCTGCTTGCTCGATTGCTCAAACTCATGAGCTCTTTTCTTTTCGTAAGAATACCGCGAAAAAAGAACAGAAAATGAGATGAGAACAACAAGGATCACGGCCGACAGGATGACTGCCGACTGTGATTTCTTCTTTAAACTCAAAAAATTTATCATAAGTTCAACTTCTTTTCATAGATACCCTGTGCGATAGAATATAATTCCTGCCAACTCAATTTACCGTTTGCCAGGTCAGATGCGATCATGGCAGCAAGAGTCGTCCATGCGATCTTTCTCTTATCAGTTTCCAGGGATTTGATATAATCTAATATGATATTAAGTTTATCGGCCACAGTCCTTGCTGAAGCAGCCTTACTGGCAATATTAAGTACTGCGATGACCTTATCCATATTCTCATCATTCAACAGTTTGTCCGTGATACCTATAACTGACTTGAGATAGGCATTTCCTGTCGACTCGATGAATAGTCTGATAGCATCAATAGGTGCAGAACCATTGTACTCCTTGATGAAATTGCAGATATTTATTGCAAATGGAGCAAATATCTTGACAATTTCATCGTTTTTACTCAGCATACTGGCGAACCAAGTCGTCAATATGCTGAACAACATCTTAATTTTAAGAATCAGTTTTTTCATTTTTTCTTTGATTTTAAAGGATTATTTTTTGATTTTAAGATTCCAAATGCTCTTTTAGCCTTTCCGAGATAGTCCAAACCCTGTTTAAGTCCGTTATGACCGCCATTGATAAGCTCTCTGATGTGAGTATACTCATCTTTATCGGCCAGAAGGTTAAGATCATGCCCGGTTCCGAATTTCCAGAACCAAAAACTGGATAATACTCCATAATATGGCGTTGCAATCAGTTCCGGGTGAGTGATAAAGTCAATCTTGAGTGCAGCAGATAATTTTTTGTAATTAGCATATCCGGTGACCTGTAATGGTCCACCTCCCTTATATTTCTCGCCATCACCATCTTTTTCCGGTGTATTTCCAAGTCTTATTGCCAATTTACCGGAGTACTCTGCGTTGATACCACTGCT